TCTTATTAGGACTAAAAATTCTTTGAAACTGGCCAATGTTTTGTTGAACAGTATTCCAACTATTTTTTACAATGTATTCTGGTATTGATCTAGGTCTACCTTTATTTCTTTGTAAAGCTACATCTAAACTTGTGTTTACAAATATCATATAACTATCGTAGCCAATATTTGAAAGCATAGCGTGTTGTCTTTGTATTATATTTTTATCTCTACCTGTGGCGTCTATAACTAACCCTAATCTACCCTCAACATAAGTATCTAATATTGTACCTGTTGTTGATTTAGCTCTTTGTCTAATTATATTTCTAAAGTATTCTTCTTCATCTGGCATTTTTAAAGATAAATTTGCTTTTTTTAAACCTCTTTCAAATACACTATCAGAGTTTACAACTTTTAAACCTGTGCCAGCAAAAGCAGTTTGAGTTACAAAAGTCTTACCAGAACCAGGCCCACCTGCTAAAAAGAAAGCCTTAAATATACCTGGATCGTAAACACCCTCGTTGATATATTGTCTAATTTCGTCTAAAGTTTTTTTCATTATCCTTTTACCCAATCTTTCTCAGCTGTAAAGTTTGCTCTACTAAACTCTAATCTATCAACTAATTTTACAGCACCAGCAGCTCTGTCAACTGCCACAAATCCTTCAGGTGCCGTTACCTTATAACCATTTGGTGTTCTTAAAAAATGACCAATACTTTGTATCTCACTTAATTTACTTACTAAAAAGTTTTTAGCATTTTGTAAAGTAACGTGTGAAGCTATAGCCATAGTTAAAGAGTTTTTATTTCTTTTAATAAAAGCCATATTCTTTTTTAATAAATCTTTATACTTTTTTTTACCTGTCTCTGTTTTTCTAGCGTCTATTTCTGATTGTAAAAAGTTTTCGTAATACTCACCAAACATTTCAACAAGAGTTCTTACTTTTGCCATATGACCACTTGTGTTTCTAATGTAGTGATTGAAGAAAGCTTTTAATCTAAACCCAACTGATAAACTATCTGTTACATTCATTTCATCTAACATAGGTCCTGCTTTTGATAAAGAACCCTCTGCCATTCTAATTCTAGCGTCAAAGGTTGATAATTCTGATTTTGTTAATTTAGCAGAGCCGCTTACATCTCTGTAAGCAGCGTCAGCTAAAAACACGGAAGATATTCCTGAACGACTTGATACCGTTCCGAAACCTGCTTTTAAACTTTTCATTGTTTTACCTGAATAAGATGTATGAAATACAATACCCATTCTTGCTCTTCTTATTCTTTTACCTATATCTGAAACAACAGGCACAGCATAGGTAATAGTATTAGGTGTAAAAGTTATCATATTCTCACCATCAATACTTTCGTTTTTCAAATCTGATTTTGAGAATAAAAAATCACCTTGTAAAATGCCAGATATATTTAATTTTGTTAGTTCTCTTAAAGCTATAGAAAGTTTATTTGCTAACTCACCACTATGATTTTTTCTTATATCACCTGTTGTATAGTTAATTTTAGGATTAACATTGAATACAGATTTTGTACCGACAAAGAATTTGCCGTTTTCTGGATTAACACCACAAATTATAGCAGGAGCTCCGTCCCATTTGACGGTCATATTGACTTTCTTGCCAGAGGACCCAGCAAGCATATTTCGTACCGATTTTAAGAAGTTAATAGCATTCTGACCACCCTTTGAACCACGATTTATAATATCGTCTTCTAGGTGTTCTAAATGTGTATTCTTCTCCTTTGTAAAAAATCCTTTAAAACTAAACATTTTTCTCTCATTTTTCCCATAACTATAATCACGTTGTCCATATAAATCAATTGTTTATTATATTTATATGATTAAATTCTTGTCCATAAAAATTTTGGTATACCACCATTTGGTTGCCAGACCTTATTTTTGTTTTGAAATTTAACTAATTTATGAGCGTCTTCTTCAAAAAAATACTCGGCCACAACATTGTTATTTGGTTTTTCTATTACTTGCCAATAGATGTTTTTCTTTCTTTTTACCATCTTTTTAGTATATGATAAATTAGGTTGTAAGTTATTTGGCCTTTTATCACCTCTATGAAATCTAACTTTTTGTTTTTTTGGCATTAACTTATTTTCATATCCCAACTAATTATTCTTTTTATTTTTTTTGATTTAGACGGCTCTGTAAAATGTCTAACAAATTTAGGAACAACAACTATTGTACCCTCAACAACTGGTAATGGATAATATATTGTTCTATCTGATTGCCAATCATTCCAAGGTTGAATATATTGAGTAACAGGACCATCTTCAGGCATATTTAAATATAAAATACCTGTCAAACCCGTAGCACCGTGATTATGCGGTGTATGATAGTCGCCTTTCTTGTAAGAAACTGACCATATGTCTTCCATATGTATATCTTTTTTAATTCTTTTAGATAACATATTTAATTCTTCACTACAAATATTAGTAAAAGCCTGAGCAAAACCACTTCTATCACCTTGCCTATTTGTAGCAAATGTTTGTACTCCGTGTTTCTTTTCAGGAAATGCTTTTACTAATTTTTCTAATTGTTTTTTCTTTTCAGAAAAATTTAATGTGGGTATAGACCACATTGGTATCGTAAATAAATTACCTGGTATCATTGTATCTCCTTCTTATCTCTTTTGTATTCTAAACCTAGTTTATCATACACTTCATCTATCGTATCTTCTACGTGCCAAAAATTATCTTTTGTCCATAGAGCCACCTTTTTACCAGCTGTCAAGTCTTCATAAACAGATATTATGTGATCTGTATTAATTAGTATTGGTGAGCCTTCATAAGGTGGATTAGCATTTTTAAATGTCACAAATTTTGCCATATTTTCTCCTATATTTTAAAGTCAGAAAACTTTTCATACGCCGACTCTGGTGTAGGATAATTTTCTTCTTCTTTTGTTTGGTTCTTATCTACTATATTCTGTGCTACATTTTCCACATCATATAATCTCATTTTTGCTCTATCAACACCTACAATAAATGCTCTATTCATTGCTGGGTCATTGTATCTATTTTTAAGTTGTTTTACTTTCATTTGTCCTAATGATTCTAATTCTTCATTTGACATAAGAGCAAACATAAAGTCAGCTGTTGCTGGTAGTCCAAAACTTTCAGATGTATCTTCTAAACCAATGTCTGTTGAAACGTAACCTGTTCTTGTTGTTTGTGTGGCACTAAAAATAGGTACATTGTGTTCTACTGCCAAACCTCTTAATTCTTCAGCAATTGCTTTGATATAAAAATAAGATGATATATTACCACCTTTAAATCTACTTGAAGCACATATGTTTAAATAATCAATAAACACCACATCTGGTTTAAAACTTTTCTTTAATGCTAGTTCGTTTATTAATGATTTGAAATGACCACTATGAGCAGAGGCAGTTGGATATTCTTTGATAATTAATTTACCAGCAGTTTTACTTCTTAACTTATTCATCTTGTCATCATATAATTGTTTAGGCATTGAGTGTAAATCATCAATAGTTACGTCTAATAAGTTGGCGTCTATTCTTTCAGCAATTCTTTCTTCAGCCATTTCTAAAGTAATATACAACACATTTAGTCCTTCATTTAAAAAGTGACTAGCACAATGACACATAAACAAAGATTTACCAACACCAGTACCGGCAAGAGCAATGTTTAATGTTTTACTTGGCACACCGCCTTTTGTAATTCTATTAAAGAAAGATAAGTCAAACTTAAATTTCTTTTCTTTTGTATGATACCATTCAAATCTATCTTCAGCGTCACCAATATAATCGTGTCCTATATGATTATCAAAACTTACAGCTAACGCCTCACTTAATATACTTGGTATTGCCTCTGGTTGTTTCTGTTTATCTTTACCATCTAATATTTTAATACCAGATAACACAGCATTATGTACTGCTCTGTCTTTACAAAATCTTTCAGTTGTATCTAATAGCCATTGTAAATCTACTTCTTCACTTGATAATGTATTTAATAAATCTTTGATAAGTTTTATTTCATCATCATTAATATCTTTACGTCTATTGATTTCTATTAAGATAGTTTCTTTTGTAGGTAAATTTTTATATTTCTCTACAAAGGTATATACTTCTTCGTATAATAGTTTTTCAATTCTATTTGAAAAATAATCTGACTTTACAAAAGGCAAAGCCTTTCTAGTAAAATCTTCATTGAAAAAGAAGTTTCGTAATATTGTTATTTCTATTCTTTC